ACTGAAAAATTAGAAAAAGACGGGGATTTACACAAAAATATTATTGGCCACTTAAAGAGCAAACCAAGGAATGCATTTAAAAATGTATCTTATGCAATTTATGAATCACCATTCGAAACAGACTTTGGGTTTTGCGTTGCCCATACCAACGTAATTCAACAAAAAACTCTTGACAAGCTAGAGCAAGAGTGATACATTAGATATCAAGGAACGCTTGGTATACTTTAGACATTAAAAGGAGTAAAATTATGTCAATCAATATGGAACTTATGAAACAAAAACTTGCCGCACTTCGTGGCGAGGGAACTAGAGATAATGGGCCTTCAATCTGGTTTAAGCCAGATGAGGGCGATCAAGATATTCGGATTGTCCCAACAGCAGATGGCGATCCTTTGAAGGAAATGTTCTTCCACTATAATGTGGGTGATCATAAGGGTGGTGTGCTTTGCCCTAAGCGCAACTTTGGTGAACGCTGCCCTGTATGCGATTTCGCGTCATCTTTATGGCGTGAGGGCACTGAGAATAACGATGAGGAAAGCAAGAAGCTGGCAAAGTCACTTTTTGTTCGTCAACGTTACTTCTCTCCGGTTGTGGTAAGAGGCCGCGAGGAAGAGGGTATTAAGGTCTATGGTTACGGAAAGACCGCGTATGAGTTGCTCTTGGGTTATATTCTTGACCCTGAGTACGGTGATATTACTGACTCTGTAGAGGGAACTGATATTACACTTACTTATACAAAACCAACTCGTCCCGGAGCTTATCCACAAACGAACTTAAAGATGCGTCGTAACACTAGCCCCCTCCTAAGTGATGCTGACGCAATCCCTGGGCTTCTTGAAAATATGCCCGATTTTGATACCTTATTTGAACGCTTGACACCCGAACAGGTTGACAGTATTCTTGATGAGCAGCTTGCATCTGACACCTCTGCGGAGGGTCGTTCAAAAGAAACTCATTCATATGGTAAGAAAGAAGCCAATGATGTTGACAAAGCTTTCGATGAATTAATGGCTGGTTAACAAAAAAGCCGTCGCGCCCCGGCAATAGGGCGCCCCTTTTCAATAACATACAAGGAGATATATTATGTTAGATTGGATAAAGTCCGTATGGGCTAGATGGAAAGTTCAAGTAAGTGTTGTTGGTGGCGTGCTAGTTGTAGCAACCACCTATGGTACATGCTCAGTTGAACCACCTGCTGCGGCACCCGCGGCCACTACCGAGGAAACAACTACGGCATTGCCGGCATCCTCTACTGAGACCACGGACGATTCCACCACCGGTACTGCTACCGAGGGAACCACAACAGAGACAACGGGTGATGAAACCACCACCACAGAAACGACTACTGAGTAGTCTAAAAGCCGCTGGCAGACCGGTGAAAAGTCTGCCGCTTCTCACGATCGTGTACTATATACAGTTTTACGGAGGCTTTAATTATGACTTATAAATTTCAAATGAACCATTGGCGTGAGTTGGATGAAACAGCAACTTATTGGGTCGTCAGCTATGAACCGGGCCCCGGTGATGTTAGTTACGCTGCAAATAGCGACAGAACCTCGTGGACGACATACAACAGAGTATCTGGTAATGGTAACTCTTGGGATGGCGCCTATGGCAAAGACGGAAGTGGCAACGGCATATATGTTTTCAGTAACGGTTCTAGCAGTGGAGAACTCACGGTTAGCTCCGATGACATCACAGATGGTCAGCTATGGACAAAGAGAGATATTCCAGGTAATTTGAATAATAACAGGTTTCAGGCTATTGCATGGGGTAATGATGTTGGTAACTCAACATCGGGTGTCTGGTTCGCAGGTAGTAAACAAGGTAATTTGTTCCGCAGCATAAATGGCGCTGTGACATGGAGCAATATGGCTTTACCTTCGCAAACTAGCGATCCGATTTTGTCAATAGCTGGTAATGGTAATAGTAAGTTTGTGACCGCTCAAGAAAATAGATTACTTATTACCGCAGATGATGGAGCAGTTTGGTCGGCTTCGACGCCATTCACAGCTGAGACTATAAATGGTGTCGCATACACTAACACCACTTGGATTGTTACTTACACCAAGAGTGGTGAAAGCAATCTTTATGCCAGAACCGCTGCCGACTCTGATCTTACGACATGGAGTTCAGAAGTTGATCTTGGCATTGCCAAGCCTGCCGCCGCCGATGGCGATAACGATCCGGGCCCTCGCGCCAATATTGCGGCCGCGAATGGTAGAGTAGTAATTACGGCCAACAAGATTGCTGCTATTGCACGAATTGATGTAAACGGGACAACAATAAGTAACTTAGCAAATCCAACATACAGCGGTGCACTAATCCGCGATATCACTACAGATGCGACGACATGGATGATTGTCACTAATGGTGGCGATATTTACGAAAGCACGGACAACGGTGCTACCTTCACGCGGACGGTGGAGGATATACTTTCTGGAACCGCAAACTCCGGAGCAGATATCCAAGTGGTTGCTGCCAGCAGACATTTACCACTTTAAAAGTGACTATTCTTGCTTGACAGCTGAATGATATGATGTTATTATATGTGTAACCAATTAGGAGGTTATATGGCTAAAGCCAAAGCTGGTCGTGTATCTATGCATGATCTAATGAAGCTAGTAAACAAAAAAGCTGGCCGTGAGGTGGCACACGATCTTACCACTGACAACCCCACATCTGTTAAGGAGTGGATTCCAACAGGCTCACGATGGCTTGACTCTATTATTTGTAAGGGTCAGCTAGCCGGCATTCCTGTTGGTAAAATTACAGAGATTGCTGGTCTTCAGTCAACCGGTAAGTCTTACATGGCTGCACAAATTGCTGCTAATGCACAGAAGCAAGGCAAGCTTGTTGTCTATTTTGATTCTGAATCAGCTATTGATCCCACGTTCTTAGAAAGGGCAGGTTGTGATCTTGAACGATTGATGTATGTGCAAGCACAATCAGTTGAGTTTGTTCTTGAGACTATCGAAGAGTTACTGGGAGCATCAGATGAACAATTAGTCTTAATCTGGGATTCATTGGCGTTTACGCCATCTATTTCGGATGTTGAAGGTGATTTCAATCCACAGTCAACAGTTGCAACCAAGGCTCGTATTTTAGCTAAAGGTATGTCCAAGCTGGTAATCCCGATCGCTGATCAAAAGGCAACATTTATTGTTCTCAACCAATTGAAGACCAATATTCCACAAGGTCCAATGGCAAGACAAATTGCTATGACCACACCATATATTACACCCGGTGGCAAAGCAATGCATTACTCTTATTCGTTGCGCATTTGGCTCACCGGCAGAAAGTCAAAGGCTGCAGCAGTCCTTGACGAGAAGGGGTTCAAGATCGGCTCTGAGGTTAAGGTAAAACTTGAAAAGTCAAGGTTTGGCACCGAGGGTAGAAACTGCACATTCCGTATTTTGTGGGGTACTGAAGAAATTGGTATCCAAGATCAAGAGTCATGGTTTGATGCTGTCAAGGGTTCAAAACAAATGCAGTCCGCTGGTTCGTGGTACACACTAACAATGGGAGACTACACTAAGAAGTTTCAGCCCTCTAAGTGGACTGATCTAGTGAAGAGTGATGATGAGTTTAGAGCTAAGATTCTTGAACTTATGGATGTTGAGGTTATTCAGAAATTTGACAATAGACAGGGCAATGCTGCTGACTATTATGATGAAGACGACAAATAATGCTTGACAAGCGTTCTTGATTAACTTATAATAATAATATAACTGAGGGGTTTTTATATGTCTAATGAATTAGGCTATGCCTGTATCAATATGGGCTTTTCGTCGCTACCAAAATCGCAGCGTATTACAACTAATCGTAGTATGATCAAGCGCACATTTCTAGACCGCGGTATTGAGTATGCCGCGGAGCTAGCGCTTCAAAATCTACGTGATTTACATACTATTCTTGAGTGGAATCTTGAGAATGATATTTACTTTTATCGGCTTTCATCCGATATTATTCCGTGGGCTTCTGAATACAAGCTTGAAGAGCTGCCTAATTTTGGCGCTGTACACGCTGCGTGCCTCAAGGCAGGTAACTTTGCCCGCAAGCATGGAATGCGCCTCACGGCTCATCCTGGGCCGTTTAACAAGCTAGCATCACCAAAGGAGCGAGTGTTTGAATTGACCAAGACAGATTTGTCTGTACACGCTGAACTATTTGATCTTATCGGATTGCCACGTACACCGTATGCCAAGCTAAATATTCACGTCGGTGCTGCGTATGGTGATAAGCCATTCGCTCTTGATAACTTCTGTCGTAACTTCGAGCGTTTACCTGAGAATGTACGCTCACGTTTAACAGTCGAGAATGATGACAAAACATCTTTGTACTCAACACTTGAATTATATGAAGGCGTTTACAAGCGCATTGGTATTCCAATCGTATTTGATTACCATCATCACATGTTGCACCCCGGTGGTCAGACCGAACAGGAGGCGCTTGAATTAGCCTTATCAACATGGGGCGATGTCAAGCCAGTTGTTCATTATGCTGAGTCCCGCTCTATCGAACACGGTAATCCTAAGATTAAACCACAAGCACACTCTGATCTTGTCTATAATCCATTGAATGATTACGGGAATGAGTTCGATATTATGATTGAGGCGAAGCACAAAGAACTTGCATTGCTACAGTATCGTGATATACTAAATAAAAGGAGAGTTGCATAATGGAATACTACCAAGTTTTCGTTAACGGAGTTGTTGCATTTATTGTGTTAGGTTTTGTTTATTCACTTTACATACTTGACAATATGGAGAACTAATGGCTGATAAAGTTTACTATGATGAAAGTTGCTATGTTTGCTCGCTGGAGATTAACACGATCCGCGATCGTGCCGAGGCATGTGGTATTGAATTTATTGATATCAGTGCTAAAGACTTTGACGGCAACGTCGCTGAGTTTGAAAAAGAAATGATTGGCTGGTTTGACCAAAAAGCCACTAAAGGACCAGAGACATTCAGGTTAATGTATGAGAAAATGGGATTTGAGGGAGTTGTTCGTTTCTCTCGTCTTCCTATTGTAAAAAACATATTTGACGCTGGATATTATGTTTTTGCTTATGGTATTAGACCATATTTACCGAGGAGGAAGAAGTGAAATTTATTAAAGATTTTCTTTTTAATAGAGAAATCAAAAGTATCAACAAGAAGATCGCGAGGCTGCAGTCTCAAGCACTGGAGTTACAGCGGAATGGAAAGCTTAGATTGTATGCTGAGGTCATGAGAGAAATTGATATTGCCTCAACTCTGCTGGTTGAAAAACTTGACAGTCGCAAAGAACAGAGTTATGTTGAACCAGATAGTGACTTTGTTGATTACGACGGTATGGGTAATCAAGGACGATTTCCACAGGCTGATAAAAACTAAGATGACAAAGATTGACCATATTGCCTTAGTGGTTGATGAACCTAAGTTAGCCGCAAAATGGTATGAATTTAATTTTAATGCTGAGTTGTTGTATGCTGATGAGACATGGGCATTTATTGAGTTTGAAAATATTAAAATGGCTTTTGTTAAAAAAGGCCAACACCCACAACATTTTGCTTTCGAGGTCGACAATTTTGATGATATTGAGGGTAAAGTAAAAACACACAGAGACGGCTCAAGATCTGTATATAAAAGTGATCCTTGGGGCAACATTTACGAGTTAATTAATTATGAACATGAAGAATGAAAAAAAGAGAGTGCTTATCATTGATGCATTAAATATGTATTTAAGGGCCTATATTGTTGATCCAAGTTTGTCACGCCATGGCCAGCCAATTGGAGGGCTTAAGGGCTCTTTGAAAATTTTACAAAAATTGGTTCGTACTACGAAGCCTGACAATATCGTTATCGCTTGGGACGGGCCTGATGGCTCACGTAAGAGAAAAACAATCGACAAGAATTATAAGCAAGGTCGGAAGCCCATTCGCTTAAATCGAGCGTTTCACAATCTTACTGATGACGAAGAAATTCAAAATAAGATCTGGCAACAAAGCCGACTTATTGAATATTTAAATGAAATGCCTATCATTCAGACTATGATTGAGCAAGTAGAAGCTGACGATGTGATTTCGTATGTGTGCAGTATGCCACACTACGAAGGCTGGCAAAAAATTATTGTTTCAAATGATAAAGATTTTATGCAGCTTTGCGACGAAGAAACTGTCTTGTGGCGCCCTACAAAGGATGAGTTATTAAACACTAACAGAATTGTTGAGCAAACAGGAGTTCATCCAACGAACATGGCATTGGCTAGGGCAATCATTGGTGATGCATCTGATAATTTGCCCGGCGTAAGAGGGGTTGGTTTTGGTACAGTTGGCAAGAGGCTACAGTTCCTGTCAGAAGAAAAAACATTTACTATCGATGATATTATTGACCACTGCGAGGAACAACTTGAAGACAGCAAATTAAAAGTTTATTCTAACATTATTGAAAACAAAGAGCTTATTGAACACAATTATAAAATGATGCAACTTTATGCACCACAAATGTCTGTTCAATCAAAGATTTTTGTGAAAGAATCAATAGAAAATTTTGATTTTAATTTTAATAAAACATCTATTCTTGGCATGATGATGGATGATGGATTTGGTGAATTAAATTGGGAAGAACTCAAGACAAACTTAAACAGAATTGCTAGTATTGGTATTGACATTGCTAGTTAATTTAATTACATTTATATTTGACATTACGTCGGGTTGTGTTATAATTAATACCGCGTACCGAGGGGCCCATGCAGACTGAGAAAATTGATTTTGGCCGCTATGGTAAAGCCTTTCAAGAAGGTCTTGTACAGCTTATCTTGGAAGATCGCAGTTTTGCCGATCAAATAACAGAAGTTTTAGATATTAACTTTCTTGAATTAGAATATCTTAAAATGTTTGTTGGCAAGCTTATTAAATATAGAAATAAATATGGTACTCACCCATCACGTGAAGCATTAATCACTATTTTTAAGACTGAATTTGAAAATGATGATGAAGCGGCATACAATCAATTAATGTCGTACTGTGATAAAATTGATATTCACGAAGTTACAGACACATCTTATATTAAAGAAGTATCATTAGAGTTCTGTAGAAAGCAAAAATTGAAAGAGGCGATGATTGAATCTGTGAATTTATTACAGTCTTGTTCTTTTGATGAAATATCCAAGGTAATTAATGATGCCCTTAAGCTTGGCTCAGATAATAATTTTGGCTACGATTATTTGGCGGACTTTGAAGAAAGATTCATACCCAAATTTCGCAATCCTGTGACTACAGGCTGGGCTGACATTGATAGTATCTCAAGCGGCGGCCTAGGCAAAAGTGAGCTTGGCGTTGTGATCGCACCAACAGGCGCCGGTAAATCAATGGTTTTGGTTCATCTTGGCGCCCAGGCACTCAAAGAAAACAAGACTATCGTACATTACACTTTGGAATTGCAAGACACGGTTGTGGCGTCAAGATATGACAGTTGCATAACCGGCTTTCCACTGTCGGATTTGAAGACTTTTAAGAATGAAATTTATGATGTTGTAAAAGATATTGAGGGTAAGCTTATTGTTAAAGAATATCCTACTAAGTCTGCGTCAACTAATACAATCAAGACACATTTGGCAAAGCTTCAAAAACGCGGTATAAAGCCGGGAATGATTGTGGTTGATTATGCTGATTTGTTAAAGCCAGTTGTGGTCAGAAAAGAAAAGAGAAACGAACTTGAATCAATTTATGAGGAGTTAAGAGCAATATCACAAGAGTTCGAGTGCCCAGTTTGGACAGCTTCCCAAACTAATCGTTCTGGCCTTAACGCTGAAGTGATCACCATGGAACAAATTTCTGAAGCATTTAATAAATGTTTTGTTGCTGATTTTATTTGTACTATATCGCGTACCATTGAGGATAAGCAAAAAAATCAAGGAAAAATGTTCATCGCCAAGAATCGAAACGGTCCTGATGGTATTATTTATGATATATTCATGGATACTTCTAATGTCTGCATTAAGATGCTTCCTAAAATATCACCAACCCAAACAAACAGCACCTTGCCAATGAATCCATTACCGGTAACTGCTAAAGAGCAGAGAAGTATTCTGCAAAATCGTTATGAAAAATTTAAAACTAGAAGGAAATAAAAATAATGAGAACAATCAACAACATCAGAAAATTTAAGCTGTCAGACACCTTTATCGATCAATACAGAAACCAAGAAGTCCCATGGGGCCCTCTTGGTTATGTTACTTTTAAACGAACATACTCCCGCAGATTAAATGAGTTTGATCCGAGTGCTGAAGGGACTGAAGAGTGGTTTCACACTTGCCGCCGCGTTATTGAGGGCATGTTTAACATGCAAAAGCAGCATGTATTCCAGCTTGGTCTTGAATGGAATGATAGCAAAGCACAAAAGACTGCTAAAGATGCATATGACAGATTGTTTAACCTTAAGTGGACACCGCCCGGCCGCGGCTTGTGGATGATGGGAAC